GGATAGCTTTCACTACCTCGATGTCTGTAAGGTTGGTTTCCGCTTCCGGGTCCCACCAATCTTCTTGCCCGATGTAACCGTAAATCAGGATTTCGGGCGTGTTGTCTGCGTCCGTTCCCGTAATCACCCGGAAATAACTACCCGTTTGCCCCTGCGGGCGTATCTTCTTCGTTGCCATCGGTTGCGTTTTGTGCCGGTATCGGCGGTTGAATTTCTTCCGGTTCTTTGGTTGGGTCGGCCATGTTCAGCGGGATGTAATAAGCCTTGCCGCTACCGTCTTCAATCGGCGGCAATCCCTGTGTGCGGCGTACTTCGTCCCGGTTTGCGACGCCCCATTTCATTAGGGAATCAATCAATTTCGACTGGCTTTCTACGTCAGCACCCAATATTTCGGAGAAGTCGAAGCGGATTTCGTGATTTGCTTTTTCGTTTTCAGGAAGCAGCTTCCAAGCGAGTTCGGCGGCGATATTGAAACAAAGCGGTTTGAGTGTGTAGGTCACAAACAGCTTTGATAATTCTTCGATGTTATTGAATGTTGCGCGGTCCAGGTCTTCAAGCAGGAACTGAGGGACGCCGGTAATGCGGGCAATGTCAGAAACCAGGCTTTTTTTGGTTTCAGTGTACCCGGCTTCCATTGGCGTTGCACCGATGCGGGTATATTTTGCACCCTGTTCTAAGATTGCGGTTTTGCCCGCGTTAGTGGGGCCACTGTGCGAAGCCCTCCAGCTATCAGACATCCGCTTATAGCCATCATCTGTTAGTTTCTGAGGTACTTCAATTGTGCCCGCCGGAAAAGCTCCGTTTGAATAAAAAAACTCAATAAATCCCTGATTCGCCAACGCTGTCCCAAGTATGCCCTCAAAACTGTCTACAATTCCAATGCCCCGAATCCCATCCCAAGACAGGCCCGAAATGTGAATGATTCGATCCGCTGCGTAAGTGACTGTTTCTTGCTTCCCGCCTTCTGTTTCCAACCTGTATTCATACACCGGCTTTCCCTTCCTCGTGATTTTGACCGTCATTTGCATCGGGTTCAAAATCTGCATCGAAGTAGCAAGTCCCTGATTCCTTGCGGATCGGTCAATGAGCGCGTAAAAATTGCCAAAGGTGAGCAGGTGAAGGACGGCGGTCTGGAAAAAGTTGTACCGTGTGATGTTTTCGGAAGGTCGCAGGTTAAGCAGGCGCGTGATGGCATGTTCCCGGCGCTTCTTTACGCTGTCGTCACTGTTTATTTTGAAAACGGAAATCGGAAGGGAGGCGATAACGCCGGATAGGATTGTGATTGCCCGGAAAAAGGAAGTGACCGCCAAAGATGTTTGTTCATCTACCGGAAACTGGCTGTTTCCTGAGCCCAAAGCGCCCAAAGTTTCAGAACTGAGTGGATTTGCAGGATTTTCCAATGGGTTTCCCTTTTCCGCATTTGCTGCTGAATTGGAGAAAATACCCATAAATCGTTGGAAAATATTGGCCATCCCTTGCGCTTTGATGGCAAAAGTAGGCGGGTAGGGGTGTTATCTTGGTTCACAATCGTTCAAAGGAAATGCTATTTGGTTCTGAATTACAGGTTTTGGCACATCGAAAAGCGGCATTGCTATTTCTTTTTCAAACCGGGCGTTTCCTTCCTTGATGTAATCATCGTCAATTTCGCAGCCCCAAAAATCAAAGCCTAATTTGTAGGCGGCTATTCGGCTGGATTGGGAGCCTAAATGCGTATCCAGGATTTTGTCGCCGGGTTTGGCGTAGTTGCGGAGAATCCATTCGTATAGGGCTACGGGCTTTTGAGTGGGGTGGATTCTTTTTAATTCGTCTTTTGCATTAGCCCCGACCCAACTTTTGAAATACTTCCTCACTGTGCTGTTAAAAGAAGTCCAAGCTAATTCCCCGTCTGCGTAATCATTTGATCCGGTTCCTTTGTCCCAAAAAACCCAACAACTACTATCCCAAGGCATGCGGGAAATAAAATGGTTTGCGCCCCAAATGATTTGATTTTTTGAAACTCTAACCAATTCATTGAAATAATCTATTGATGGCGGTTTATTGTCCCAGTCACTATTACCCCTATTAAGCCTTTTCTCCCCATTGCCAAGTGTCATTTTGTTTACGCCTATCCCATACGGCGGATCGAAAATAGCAAGGTCGTAGAACCCATCCGGCAGCCCCGCCATAAACGCCATGCAATCCCCGTGGAAAACTTCGCTTATTGGTTTCATATTATTCACCGTCTGTTGGGAAGTCCATTATCCGGATCATGCCCCCGGATTGCTCAAATTTGTAGCGGGAAACACGGTAGGAACCATAAGAGCAGAATTTCGGAGGTAGCCCCAATTCGCGGCGCTCGTTTTCGACTTTCTCCCATGCCTCCCGGTAGGTTGTATGTTCAGCGGATGAAATCGCAATCACCAAGCCAAAGTAAGTATCTGGTTGCTCCAACACTTTTACCATCTCCGCGAATTTTTGTTTTTGTGTCCCCATAAACATTATCTTTGTCATTCATTAGTTGTGGGACAACTAAGTACGCATATCCTTTGCCTGAGCGCGCCCGCGTTCGGGCTTTTTTATAGGCGAAGCAGTAACAGGAGGCGACCACGCGCAATTATACTTTTCCTGACCTTTTTTTTCTTCTTGCGTGGCAACTTCATTGAATTCATCCAATCTTCGTTGACTTTAAATAGCTCTGCATCTATGGATTTTTGTAACTCAAGCATTGAATTGCACGCGTCATTTAGTGAATTCGCTACCCTTTCAAGCGTAAAGCAGAATTCGCCAACACTTGTGTTTACCGAAAAACTAATGTCGGTGCTCATTTTGTCGAATTTATAAAGTTCTGAATCCCTCTTCCCTTTCCTGCGTCGTATAAATGCTTTGGTCGTTCGCCCGTAACCATCGAAAATACATTGCAAAGCACATGCCCAGTACAACCAACCCGTCAATCTTTTCCCGGCTTTTGCGTTTTGAAAACTTTTTCAGCCCGTTGTTATCCACATCAACGACCACATTTCCCATGTTCCAGCGTAAAACCGCATTCCCTTGATGGTTCAACCGCCCGGCGCTGACTAAGTTTTCAATCATGACAATGGGTTCATTGAAGTTTCCGGGCGTCTGCCGGATCTCCGACATATCAAAACCGTAGTCCTGCAAAGATACGGCCAATTGTGTTGATTGCCATGGGTCATAACCGATGCCGTCCACCTGCAAAACCTTTCCAAAGTTCAATATTTCTTCAAATATCCGTTCGTGGTCAGTCACGTTTCCGGCGGTCGTTTGAATGATTCCTTCGCGCTCCCAATCCATGTAGGGAACCTGATCCCGTCTTACTCTTTCTTCGATGTTGTCTTCCGGTATGAAAAAGCGCGGGAAGAAAATGAACGGTTCTTCGGTTTTTGGTCGGGGTACAATCAGGGCGCCGCAAACAGTTAAATCCCGGTTATTGGAAAGGTCAATTGCACAAAACGCCTGTCGTCCTCCATGGTCTTCCATTTTAACCATGGTCTGATTCTGCATCCAAAGGTCATCAGGCAACCACACTTCCGATTGCCGTACCCACATATTCAGGTTTTTGGTTTTGAAGTTGGTTTCGGCACTTGCCCCTTGTGTTTTCGCCTTCCGATATTGCCCCATCAACCCTTCAAGTGTTGGCGTATGTGGGAAAGACGGGTTTGCTTTTCCCCACATCTTCGGGTTTTCCCATTCCTTTTCAGGGTCATCCAGTGCGTAAATCAGGATGAATTGGGCGTCGTCTTCAGCTTCGCCGTTCAGAATCCTTTCGCCCGAATCGCGCATCTTTTTGCAGGGCCCGTTGATGTTGAAACCTGCCGTCGTGATGATCACAGTCATGGGTTGCAATCGGTTCACGGTTCCGGATTCGATATTCTCCAAGATCGAACGGTCGGGCGCTTCGTGGAATTCATCAATAATGCTGATATGTGGCCTAATACCGTCCTGTGTCTTACTGTCCCCACCAAGCGGGGTGAAGCTGGACCCGTTCGACTTGTTTTTCAGCGACCGGGTGTTGATCGAATCGTACACCTTCAGCACGTCCGCAAAGTCTTCATCTTCCAGCGCCAGGTATTTGG